TAACATGACGTGCTAACCTAAACGGTTACACGCCCTCCCACAGACGATGCAGGTAAACCCGCCGTCGAACCGGGTGCAGTCCGTGTAGTTCCCCAGTTGGCCGAAGAGTGCTTCGCAGCATCTCCGACCATTCGGATGTACACTTGCTCCGTTTACGTTTCGTATACGGGGCTTGCGCCTTGATCTCTAGCCTCCAGAGTCGATAATTATATCGATACCGGAAGCCCATTGCCTTATTACGGGCAATTAGATTAGACAGGCTATCCTCACGGTAGAATCCTACATAGGCATCGCACTCGCGATGCTTGAACGGAATTGGGCCATACTTGGCCTTAATCCTCGTTCGTAGGAATTCAGCCGTCAGATAGTATCCTCTTTTGTAGAATAAATTGCTGTATTCTACATAGGAGAGGAGCGCACGAACTGACTTGGATGACGACCATACCGTCCGCACCTTTAGCGGAGTGACATCGACGCCCTTGAAAGCGTCGGTACCACAGGATTCACGAAAGAATCCACGGATGCAGCACTTGCCCTCGTTGAACCGAAGTCCAACTTTGGGAAAGTACTCCATTAGCAGCGCATAGTCTTCGCGCTTACATATGATGTCATCCCCGTACACATAAACACGCCCAACAGCGTTCGCCATTGGCACGTTATCATGTGCACTCAGCACTGCAAGTGCTAGGACATAGAAGATGTAAGCCTCAACGGGAAAGCAAGTAGCTGAACCCATTGGAGCAAACTTCTTCAAGCCTACCACCGTGCCATCAGGAAGCTTCGTCGCCGCACTCCGACAGGCCATCAAAGCCCGATAGAGATTGGTCCCGCCGAATACAGATTCGACGAGAGAACAGGATACCCTGTCCGATGCTTCCTTCATATCTAGTGTTACGTAGTCTCCTGTGGAGGAGCCTTGCAACGCTAGCCATTGATTCACTGATTGATCCGTAAAGTTTACGAACCCACCAGTAGCCCAGTTGCATTCCATAAAGGACATGAGCTTCCGCGCAAGTCCTTGCTGGATCCACTGCAACTCGAGTGGCTCACAAGATATGAGTCGCGGACCTCGAGAGTCTTTTGGTACGAGTACTACTTTCGCAGTACCGTGTTCCAAAGTTTCACGAGTTCCAATCCAACCCAACTGATCAGAGACATGTGTTTGAGAGTACATGAAGTACTCATCAAACGGATAAAACGCCTGAAGAGTCGAGTAAATTCGTTTGAATTCACCTTTCTCCTCCTGCGCCTCGCCCGTTGACACACTTCCAGGACCATGAGCGGGAAGAATTTCCCGCGGGTCGAATCTATTGAAGATACGCGTCGTAAAAACGCGCGCTCTTCGGAGGATAATGTCTTGCCGGAAGTCAACTTCCGGTAGATCTTATCCACCGCGACAAACTCCAAGATGACTTTGAGTTCATCAACGAGTTCGAATGGCAGCTCAAGTTTGTACAGCAAGTACAAGAATTGACGCAGTGCCGAAACCGCCTCTGCACAGGGTTCTTTACCCCCTGAATGTACGAAGCCCAAGTGACTCCATACCCGAGTATATAAACTGACAGGAATGTCAGGAACATACTCAAACCAAGTGTCGCCCTGTAAAGAGCGATCAATTCGTTTACCGATACTTGGCAGCACTACCGTTAAGTAACGGATACCGTGCTCAGCGATCCCTTGTCGGGTGACATTTTGCCACTCTTCAAGTTCAGACTGTTGAATGCAGAGACGACATGCTATGTCGGCCTGTAGAGAACTAACCATGGCGCTGTATAGCTCCATAAATATGTAATCTGCTGACTGACACCTGCACCTCCTTGCCAATTCACTAGGACACATTCCTCGCTCCTTGGAACAAATGGAGCGTGATGCATTAGCACCACGCTCCAAGCGATCCTCGGGCCCTATACAGAAGTAGCGATGTATATCACATCCCCTGTTTTAGGTACCCCACGCCCACCTCGATGAGGTGGTGAGCGATAGGAAATAGTCCTGCTGCGCGTTCTTTATACTTGTCCCGGTAAAAGGACTTGTGTTAGGAACACCGAACCAGCGTCGCCGGATTCTGCCCCTACTGGTTGCCAACCCGCATCCCATGCGGTGTAGGCCCCAGTGGTAGCAGAGACGGCACCACTCATGAGTGCGAAGCACCCACGAATGCAACCCGCTAGTTCAGCAGCAGTGAAATCGCCACTGCGGGGAGTCGCAATAACGATACTGCAAAACGCAACACGCTCAGAACCGTCTTCGAGCACTTTCTTGTGCTCTAAACGCAACTGAGTGCGCGTCGTGCCGACGGGCTTGTTCTCCGTAGTTGTTTGACGTTGAATCGTCAGACTATGCGTAGAACCGCTTCCAGC